GTAAGTCAGCACTCGGCTGGAAGTACTTCGGTGGCTGGGGCATCTTCCGTGATGCAGCAGTTTGCCGTTTGGAAACCGGTGCATCAGCTCTGTAATCAGAGTTAATTAGTTGAGGGGGTGGGGCAACTCACCCCCTCTCTACTAAAGGAGAGAAATGGCAACTTATACCTTTTACCCACCGCAAGTGATGGAAGGTTTCCCACTACGAGACAAGTGGTGGAGGAGAGTTGTATCTCCACGAGGAGTGGCAGTCTTGATTGATGGATCGACTGTAACCACATCTCGAGCAGTAACTGAAGACGAATTAGAAGAATATGATTATGTCTTTCTCGGTGGAAGAAGTCATGTCGTAAGCGAAGCGGTTAAAGATGTTTTAGTGGGTCTGGGATATACAATAAAGACTCAAGCGGAAGCCGATGCAGCATCGGATGAAGCACATAGTGGATTCTTAGTATTGAGGTCATAATGCCGTGTAGAACAGGTTGCCCCACACAAGATCACGAAAACTGGGGAGAGTGCCTAAGAGCTTCAGGTCTACAAGTTAATACAGGTGATGCCAATAGCAGGAGAACGATGTCTCAGAAGGCTTGGGATGCAGAACTCAATGCTTACAAGTCAGCGATTGACCAAGGCATTGAACCAGCAACAACGAATATGAAAGACATTCGAGGAGCTGTTGAGTTATCGAATATGGCTGGTAAAGCCTTCGATGCCAACACCAATAGTTTTAAGGAATAAACATGACAACCATCGTTGGAATCCAAGGCAAAGGCTGGGGCCTTATAGCAGCGGATTCATTGATGGTATCTGGTAGCCAAAAGTTCATAGCAACTGGTATGGATAAGGTCATAGAAAAAGGCGAGTATGTCTTTGCCTTTGCTGGCGATGCAATCGCCGGGGATATAGCAAACTTTAGTTGGACTCCACCGAAGATACCTAAGGTGGTCAACTTAGATAAGTTTATGATGACGGATCTTCTTCCGTCACTTCGTCAAGCGTATGCAGATTATGGATACGATCCTTCTCCAAAGAAGGAAGACGGAATGCCAAATGAGGATGCTGGCTTTGATGCCCTTATATGCATCCGTGGCAGGATCTATCAGATAGACAATGACTTCTCTTGGTGTAGAGATGATCGAGGAATATATGCAGTTGGATCTGGTGGATCCTATGCAGCAGGTTCTCTATCGAGGGCAACAATCTCACTAACCAATACGAAGGTAGCGGCCAATGAGGCCAGAAAAGCAATAGAGATTTCCGCTTCGTTTGACATAAACACAGGTGGAAAAGTCAAGGTAATCACTCAAAGGGAGAAGATCGATGTCAGCAAAAGGCGAAAAGTACAAGTCCAAAAAGGCAAAGATGAAGCACGAAAAGTCTGAGGGCAAAAAAGAACGCATGATGGAATACGGCAAGAAGGGCATGAAGAAGGCTGGAAAGAAGAAGTAATGAAGAAGCCAGCCAAAGTCAAGAAGGTAATGAAAGAGTTCAAATCAGGAACTCTTCATTCTGGAAAGAAAGGCCCTGTAGTTAAGAGCCGTAAACAAGCTATCGCAATAGCATTATCCGAAGCAGGAATGTCCAAGAAGGGCAAGAAGCGTGGCGGAAAAAAGAAGTAAGGCAGATCCTCGGCTTAAGAGAGCCGGGGTATCTGGCTTTAATAAGCCAAAGAGAACACCATCTCACCCAACTAAATCTCATGTGGTTGTAGCCAAAGAAGGATCAAAGGTTAAGACCATTAGATTCGGTCAGCAAGGTGTTACTGGCGATAAGAAACCAACAAAACGACAAGCATCATTCAAGGCTCGTCATGCAAAGAACATTGCAAAAGGAAAGATGTCAGCAGCCTATTGGGCAGATAAGGTGAAATGGTGAAGAAGAAAGCATTCTGGGATCAGAAGAACCCAAAGAAGAAATCAACCAAACTAACACCTACCCAGAAGGCAAAGGCTAAGGCTCGTGCCAAAGCAGCAGGTCGTAAGTATCCAAACCTTGTCGACAATGCGGCAGTTATGAGGAAGGGTAAGTAATGGCAACAGGTACTAACGGAAGCACATTTACAGCAGAACTTAATCGTCTTGCTAATGGTGGCACTTATCCAGCGTTACAGAGTTATGTTGATGATGCTAAGGCTGCAAACACTTGGGCTGGCACAACTGGTCTGGATGTCGTTGGTGCCTTGAATGTCAAGGCTGGTAATACCAGACCTAATTACAAAGACCTTCGTGGTGTATGTAATCAACTTGGTGGCACAACCGATAAGGCTCCTGCTGCTGCCCTAAGAGCAAGAGAGTCATAATGTCAATTACTTTTGGTCAACTCGTAGATAAGGTTGCATTCAATATCCAAAGCGGTGCAGCTCAACAAGAGACTGCTACTTGGATCAATCAAGCGGCTGGTATTACTTCATCTGCTACCACATTTATTGTGAATGAAACCAACCAAATGGGTCGTGGTCTTATCGAGATTGGTGATGAACTCATCTATGTAGATAAGGTTGATAACCTAACCAAGACTGTCACCGTTGCACCTTGGGGTCGAGGATTCCGTGGTACCACAGCAGCATCTGCTGCCAATAGTGCCAAGGTTCTTATTGCTCCTGTCTATCCTCGTAAACTTATCAAGGATGCAATCAACGATACTATTCAGGCTTCCTACCCAGAACTCTTTGCAGTAGGAACCCACACCTTCTCCTTCAACTCAGCAGTAACTACCTACTCGCTTCCAGCGACTACAGAATATGTTCTTGATGTTAAGTGGCAGACCATTGGATCAACTAAAGAATGGCTTAATGTTCGGCGTTACAATACCGACAAGGTAGCCAACACAACAGAGTTTGCCAATGGCAAGACAATCAATATCTTTGACTCTATCGATCCGGGTCGTACAGTTCAGGTTGTCTATGCTAAAGCTCCATCAGTACTGACTTCTGATAGTGATGTCTATGAAACCGTTACAGGTTTCCCATCAAGTTCAGTTGACTGTATTACATACGGTGCCATGGCTCGTCTGCTTATGAATATCGATGCAGCTCGAGTACCTGCACAATCTGTCGAGTCAGATATGCTCGATCAAACTAAGCCTATTGGGGCAGGATCCTCAACGGCTCGGTTCTACCTTGGTCTTTACACTCAGCGACTTCAGCAAGAAGCTGCTGGACTCAGAGATCTTTATCCTCCCCGACTCCACTATAAGAGGTAACGAATGGCACAAACTAGATACTATGCCTCAACGGCAAAGCAAGCCTCGCTATCATCCTCAATCGATGGTGTTGTTACATCGATTACGCTGGATCTAACGACTGGCTTCCCAACCAACTATCCATATTCTTTGGTTATCGATCCAGATACCAACAAAGAAGAGATCATTACAGTCAACTCTTCTGGTGGTGGAACGACACTTAATATCACTCGTGGAGAAGACGGTACCTCAAGCGTTGCCCACTCTGCTGGTGCAACAGTTCGTCACATCATCTCTGGTCGTGACTTTAATGAATTTTCTTCACACCAAGGTTCTACTGCTACGCCTACTAAGTCGGGAGTCCATGGCGTAACTAGCGACATCGTTGGTAAAGACGATACCCAGACACTTACCAATAAGACACTTACCTCTCCTCGAGTAATCGGAGATGGTGTTGTATTTGAAGGTGCAACTGATGATGCTTTTGAAACAACCCTTACTGTTACTGATCCAACAGCAGATCGAACAATCACACTTCCTAATGCTTCTGGAACTATAACCCTTGATGGTGTTGCTTCAACACTTACATCTAAGACAATCACAAGCGGAACCTTGGGTTCTGATCTTGCTGCTGGAAGTTACAAGATTACTGGTCTTGGCACTCCATCTGCTAATACCGATGCAGCTACTAAGTCTTATGTAGATACTCAGGTAGCAAACCTTGTTGCTTCTGCACCGGGTGCTTTGGATACTCTCAATGAACTTGCAGCAGCAATTAACAATGATGCAAGTTTCTCAACGACAGTAACTAACAATATTGCCACAAAGGTTTCTAAGGCTGGCGACAGCATGACTGGTGCCTTGTCAATGGGTAATAACAAGATCACATCTCTTGGTACACCTACTGCATCTACTGATGCTGTCAATAAGTCCTATATCGATACACTCTTTGGATCGACATCTTCAGCAGCTACATCTGCCACATCTGCGGCTAACTCTGCTTCAAGTGCAGCAACCTCAGCAAGTTCTGCTGCTACCTCGGCAACATCTGCTCAGACCTCAGCGACTTCGGCTGCTACATCAGCATCGTCAGCGGCAACATCAGCCACATCAGCAGCCAATAGTTACACCTCGATTACTGGTCTAACAGGTGCTGGCATTGTCCGTGATATGGGTACGATTACCGAGTCTGATACAACCACATCTACATATATCAACATTGCAACCATTGCATCCAATGCTCAAACATCTGCTAATAGTGCAGCAACATCTGCATCTAGTGCAGCAACAAGTGCAACATCAGCAGCAACTTCTGCATCTAGTGCAAGTACATCTGCATCATCTGCTTTAACCTCTGCTAACTCTGCTGCTACTTCTGCAACCTCTGCTGCTAACTCAGCAGCATTGCTTGGATCAGCAATCCTTGCTTCTGCTTATACAGCTAAGGGTGCAATTCTTGTAGGTACAGGTAGCGGAACATATACAGTTCAAACTGTTGGAACTAATGGTCAGTACCTTCAAGCTGATAGTACTCAAGCAGATGGTGTTAAGTGGGCCACGGTCGATGCCCTTCCTAGCCAGACAGGTAACTCTGGTAAATACTTAACTACTAATGGATCGACAGCATCATGGGCAACAATTGTTACCGATCCATTGACAGATATCTTTATGATGATGGGAGCATAAGATGCCAGCATTTGCAATTCAATTGCGTAGAGGCACAACAAGTCAGCACTCTACATTTACAGGTTTGTCTGGAGAGGTAACAGTCGATACAGACAAAAAGACTCTCGTAGTTCACGATGGGTCTACGGCTGGTGGAATACCATTAGCCAAAGCTTCTGAAGCCGGTGGGGCTTTAGATCCGTTCTTATTGATGGGAGCATAAACAAATGGCATATAAGGTATTGGGTCGTCTTGCTTCAGCAGCGACTACAGAGGAAACTCTTTATACAGTTCCTACATCCTCAGCAGCCGTAGTTTCATCTATTGTTATTGCTAATCGATCAACCTCTGCTCGTACTTATCGTTTGGCTGTTAAGCCAACAACTGGTACAACATTGGGTAATGATCATTATCTTGCATATGATGTATCTATTGCCGCTAATGATTCCGTAGCTTTAACGCTTGGAATTACTCTTGCCGCTGGAAATACAATTAGTTGCTATGCATCAGCAGCATCTTCATTGACTTTCCAAGCATTTGGTTCTGAACTATCCGCTTAATCTACTGAAAGGTATCCACTTAAATGGCTACTTCTGTATTCTCAAAATCATCTTTATCTAATGCTTTAGTTAAGCAACAAGACTTTTCAACACCACTTATTCTTGAAGCATTGATTATCGCTGGTGGAGGTGGAGGTGGCTGGGATGGTGGCGGTGGTGGAGGAGGCGGAGGTCTCGTCTATGCATCAAATGTTGAAGTTCAAACTGGAGTTACATATACAGTAACAGTTGGAAACGGTGGCAATGGTGGTGCATCTGGAGGTTCCTATAACGGATCTGGTGCAACTGGCGGAGACTCAAGCATAACTGGCGGTTCACTATCAATAGATGTTGCTTTAGGTGGCGGTGGTGGTGGTGCAAACCAACACCCCGGTCGTGTAGGCGGATGTGGTGGTGGATCCGGTCAATGGAATGCTGATTTCACTATTGGAAATGTAGGACTTCAGGGATTCAAAGGTGGTAATGCACAAAACGACAGAGGTGGCGGCGGTGGCGGTGGCATGGCTGGTGCTGGCGTTACTTGTGATGCAGATGGCATTGATGGAGATGGTGGAATAGGAAGTTCTTCATACTCCACTTGGGGTTCTGCAACAACATCAGGACAAAATGTTTCTGGAACATACTATTTTTGCGGTGGTGGCGGTGGTGGCCATTGGAACAATTCAGCAGGTAATGGTGAAGGCGGTTCTGGTGGAGGCGGTAACGGTGGATTCAATGGTGGTAGTGGAAACTCAGGAGTCGCTGGTACAGCAAACACCGGCGGTGGCGGTGGCGGTAACACCGGTGGTGGATATGGAACACAAACAGGTGGCAATGGTGGATCAGGTATTGTTTTGATTAGACACTTAGATGTTTTCCCACCAGCTAATACAACAGGATCTCCTTCTACTACTACATCTGGTGGTTATCGTTACTACAAATTCACAGGAGATGGGAGCATCACTTTCTAATGTCTACTCGTAAATTTTCTACATCTTCCATTAAGAATGGATCAAAAATATCTGGAGTAACTGATCGTTTAGTATCAGTTGAATACTTAATTGTTGCTGGTGGTGGTGGCGGTGGCCGCCGTTATGGCTCAGGTGGTGGTGCTGGTGGATTTAGAACTGGAACCACTACTGCCGTAGTTGGAACTACATACACAGTAACTGTTGGTGGTGGTGGCACTCGAGGTACTGCCGATGGTGGTGTCAACGGTTATGGATTAAATGGATCAGATTCTATTTTTAGATCAATTAGATCTGTTGGCGGTGGTGGTGGATGCACCGATGGTGGCAAAGGAAAACAAGGTGGATCAGGAAGTGGTGCATCAGGAATGGTCGGCACCACTACTGGAGCTGCTGGCTATTCATCACAAGGTAATGCAGGTGGCGGTTCAAATGTTTCTTGGGCTTCTGGCGGAGGTGGTGGAGCCGGTGCTACTGGTGGATCAGGTGATGGTTCAGCAAATGGTGGTGCTGGTGGAAATGGATCAGCATCTTCCATTACAGGAACTTCTGTAACCTATGCAGGTGGCGGTGGTGGTGGCTCTGGAACTAGCAATTTAAGAGGTGCAGGTGGATCGGGCGGTGGTGGTGCTGGTGGAGATGCAACACTAAACCCAGTAGCAGGTACTTCAAACACCGGTGGTGGTGGCGGAGGAACCTTTGGCGGAAAAGATGGTGCTAATGGTGGCTCTGGTGTTGTTATCGTAAGAGCTATAAAGCCAGCATCTACAACTACAGGATCCCCAACTTATACAACATCAGGATCTTGGCATATTTATCAATTCAATGGTGATGGTTCAATCACTTACTAAGGAGAACTAATGGCACACTTTGCAAAACTCGATGACAATAATGTTGTCCTTGCTGTTCATGTAGTGAACAATGATGTAATCACCGTTGACGGTGTTGAGTCAGAGCAAGCAGGTATCGACTTCCTTGCTGATCTTCATGGTCACAACAACTGGAAGCAGACTTCATATAACGGATCATTCCGTAAAAATTATGCAGGTATTGGATATACATACGATTCAAACCTAGATGCATTTATTCCACAACAGCCTTATCCTTCTTGGACTTTAGATTCCAATGCAAGATGGGTTGCACCTGTTCCTAGACCAGAAGGAAGTGGTTGGTCATGGAATGAAGAATCTCAATCTTGGGAAGAATCTTTAGGTTAATCAAATTCGAAACAGAGGCAGTTTCAAGGGTGTTCTAGCCTAATGTCGTAAGTAAGAACCCTTATCAATCTTTCTAACCCAAGGAGTCTGGCGTGGTATTAAAGGTATCTAAGTCACCGGATATTACAGAATCCGTTATCTATGATCTTACTGGTCGTACATCTCAATACTATGATCCAGATACCTATGCCTTTGATGTTGCTATTGGTGGTTTGCCATTCCTCTACAACATCACAGACACAGTTCCTTATCGTAGATCGACTGCCCGATGGAAGTATGAGCGTGTTGACCAAGCCAGAGAGCCGGGTGAACAGACCCTTGACTCAGGTCTTTGGGTTCGATCTCAGACATCATGGCATCTTGGTGCAGGTATTCAATTCCAAGAAGCTCTTGAGGGTAATCCCGATCTTCTTCGCTTCCGTTACTTCACATCCACAGGTATCAACCCATGGAATACAGGTGAACTTTCTCTCCTTAAGGACACCTCAAAACTTTACAATGTAACCAGCACTTCATCTACTGCCAGAACTATTGCTATCCCAGCAACTCTTAATGGTACAGATTTTGTACTTGCTGTTAACTGCACATCTACTTCTACATCATCATCTGCTATTCGTGTATCCAAGGTAACTGCTGCTGGATCTGCTACAACAGTTCTTACTGGTGCAGATCTATCTGCCGAGATCCTTGCTGCTGAAACAGATGGATCTTCTCTCTATCTCGCTACAGCAGACTACATCTATGACATCGATCTAACTGCTGGAAGTCCAACACTTCATCAGCATTATCACATTGCATCTATTGCTTCTGCATCCAATGTAACTCTTAAGTTTGTAAAGAATAGATTACTTGCAGGTATTACCTTTGCTTCAGGATCAACTATTGCAGGTGTATACGAACTTACATTTGCCAGCCATGGAACTCTTGCTAACCTTTCAACAGTAACTGCTATTGCTAATACCAAGACAGTACCAATCGGTTGGAAATGGACAGGTATTGCTGATGGTCGTGGAGCTATCTATATCTCTGGCTATGCTGGAGATAAGTCTTCAATCTTTAAGATTCAACCAGATGCAACGACAGGTAACCTTGGCCCTGCCATCTCCGTGGCAGATATTCCATTAGGTGAAACTGTCCGTACTATCTTTGGTTATCTTGGTACATATCTTGCAATCGGTACATCTCGTGGTGTTCGTATTGCAGCCATTGCCGATGATGCAACCATTGTCTATGGCCCAATCATTTTTGAAACTACATACCCGGTAGTCTCCTTTGCAGCTCGTGACTCATATATCTGGGCAGGAGTAAGACAGGGAATCGGCGGTGCATCTGGCACCTATCGAATCTATCTAGGTCAATTACTCGATGATGGTGGCTACCCATATGCCAGCGATATCTATGCAGCAGGAACTACAGGATCTGTAGATAACCTTGGCTTCTTCCCAACAACTGGTCAGTTATTCTTCTCGATCACAGCAAGTGGTGTGTGGATTGAACACGCAACACAACTGGTAGCAGAAGGAACAATTCAAACAGCAATCGTTAACTGGGGAACTCTCGAGAAGAAAGCATGGAAGCGTGTCCGTATTGAGACCGATACTCTCCAAGGAAAGATTGAAGTCTATGGTGACTCCATTGAAGGAAGATCACAGATTGTTACCTTGACCGAAGGTAATGAATACAACACAGACTTTGACATTTCTGCTGCATTCGTTCAACCACAGGTTAATGGTCAACTCACCTTTACTCTTTACCGTAAATCCACAGATGCAACCAAGGGTGCAGAACTGAAGGGTTATGCAATCAAGGCAATCCCATCGCCTACTCGTTCACGACTTATCCAAATGCCTATTATGTGTTACGACTTTGAGACCGATCGAAGAGGTGTCAGATTCGGAACTGAAGACGGAGCTAAGATCCGTTTGGCAGCACTTGAGCAACTCGAGTCATCGGGTGCCACCGTTCTCGTACAGGATTTCACCTCTGGTGAAAACTTCGATACTGTCATCGAAGAAATCGCATTCACTCGCATGACTCCTCCATCTCAGAATAATGAGAACTTTGGAGGAATCATCACTATCACAATGAGAACGGTTGTCTAATGAACTACTTGGACTGGGCTGGCCTTGCGGTCGCCGTAACAACAATCGTCACCGCATTCGCTGGTGCAATCCGATGGTTAGTAAAGCATTATCTTGCTGAACTTAAACCCAATGGTGGATCTTCGATCCGTGATAAGGTCGACAGATTAGAGGCAAAGGTTGACAAACTATACGAGTTTCTGATTCAGAAATGACTTACCCTAACTGGTTCGCAAGCTATGCTATGGAGTATTTCCAGAGACACCTGTCTCAATATAAGGATCAACCCAACCTTTCCTATCTCCAGATAGGTGCCTTTACAGGCGATGCCAGTCTCTGGCTGGCACAGAATGTCTTGACCCATTCCTCCTCAACCTTGATTGATGTGGACACTTGGCAGGGATCTGATGAGGAAGCCCACCACAAGATGGACTTTACCGATGTCGAGAAGACCTATGACTGGAAGTTGCTAAGTTACCCACGAGTAATAAAGACCAAGATGCCTAGCCTTCAGTTCTTCCACGATCTTGACGAAGTTGGCGTATACGACTTCATCTACATCGATGGGGATCATACGGCTCAGGCTGTCTTCTACGATGCCATAAACGGCTGGAAAGCCCTTAAACCGGGTGGAATTATGGCCTTTGATGATTACCTTTGGGGGGCTGAATTACCCCTCGAGAAGCGGCCACAGCCGGCTATAGACCTGTTTGTGACCTTACTGAAGGAAGAGATGGAGTTGATTGACTCTGGCTCCCAGATATGGATTAGGAAGAATGAATGAAACCTGTTGCAAAGACGGCGACACCTGCTGCCAAATCAGTCTTGAGACAAGCCACCAAGCTGTGGCCAAAGAGGGCGAAAGCCAGCGATGGATTACTCCCTTCGGCTGCACATCTTGCAGCCAGTCCTGACTCAGACCACAACACAGGACACGCAGTAGATCTCACCCATGATCCGAAGTCAGGGGTAGACTGTCACGAACTGTTTCAGAAGTTCAAGCAAGACAAGAGAGTTGTCTACTTGATTTTTGATAGCAAGATCTGGTCTCGTGCCAGAGCAAGTGAGGGTGACCGCCGGTACACCGGATCGAACCCACACTCAAAACATATGCATATATCCATCGATCCAAAGCACGACAAAGACACAAGCTCTTGGTTCCCTTGGACAAAGAAGAAAGTGTTCAGTTCTCCAGATGCTGTCATTCAAAGTCTGAAGAATCGAAACCCACAGAAATGTGAAGTACCAAGTCCTAAGGAGGGCTAAATGGAAAAGATCAAATCATTGATCCACCGCAACCCTGCTCGAGTAGCTGCATTCATCTCCTCGGCTGTTGCATTAGTAGTCTCTTACATCTCACCAGAGATTCCAGTAGAGCAAGCAATTATCTTTGTCTTGTCATCTTTGGGTCTGGGTGAGTATGCTCAGAGAGTCGAGAATGAAAAGACTGAAGCAGCCCTTTGGACTGATCCAGAGGATCTCGACTAACAACTTAATATCGGCAAAACATTGGGGCCACCTTCGGGTGGCCCCTTTTTTTGTTGCCTAAAATAAACTACACCGGCAGGAGAGCCTAAGAAATGCCCCCCTACCCCCCATAAAAAACTTATGGTTGGTTAGGTGCTACACCGTATAGTGTCGCCTGAAGTTTCTGCCCCACCTCTTACGAGGTGACCCAACAATATCACGACACGCCGAAATCCCACACTTTGTCAGACCCCTGTGTCACACTTATGGCATGAGTGAAAAACTTATAGAGGTTGACAACATTTATGCACAGATGTCTGAATTGTCTGAGACCTCGCTACGACCTCATCCTTGGGTTATGGGCTTTTCTTATGGCAGGGATGGTGGTATATCTATCTGGTGGGATCATGCCTATGAATCAAGCCAGTACCTATTGGGCAAGCTCGATCTTGTTGATTGGTTCCATGAGGGGTTCCTTATTGCAGACAAGATGGTTAGTCTTGTTCCATTACCCGAAGAGAAAAACTTAATACTGCCGGGAACTATGATTGTTTGGAAACCTATTGATGGTGAAGCCAAGATTTCCAAACTCGTAGAGGACTACATCAAGGGATATCAGAATGTTACTTAAGGATTTCTACATCGATAAGTTTTGCAAGAAGATCAAAGAAGCAGAACCGCTACCAGATACTGAGTATAAACAAGGTTTAGTAGATGGCTTGGAATATGCGATAGGTGTACTCAAGAAAGAGAGAAGCGATGGGCAAACCGAAGAAAGGTAGAAAAGGTAGCGGTGATCGAAATTCGAACAGGCCAAATGGAAAAGCTTGGAAGAAAAACCCAAGACAACCAAAGACCAACAGCGATACAGTTAATGGCAGGTCTCCTGCGAATCACGCAAAGCGAGAAGCTTGGAAAGCGTGGAAGGCTACACAACCTGAAGGTAAAGATGTTCCGCATTGGAAGGAGTGGAAAGTAAATGCCGCATAGCAGCAAAGAAACTCTTTCAATCGGTTGGTGTGATAATGGTATGACTGATGGAAAGTTTACCGAAGGATTACTTTACACATCTCTAACATCTGCAAAGCATGGGATATTTATTAACAATGCTATTCGAGTGCAGGGTAATCAGATTGCAAGACAGCGTATGGATCTTCTCGAGCTGTGGGCTGATCATGTGGGTACTGATTGGTTATTGTGGGTTGATTCTGATGTAGTTCTCACAGCAGATATCTTGAAGAAGCTTTGGGATACTGCCGATAAAATGGCACGACCTGTCGTAACTGGGGTGTACTTTGTATCCAAGGCAATGGAAGGAACATTGATGACACCGATGCCAGCGTTGTTCCTTGATCATCCAGAGGATGAGTACTTGATGAACTTCATTCATCCTATGCCGTATAATGAGATCATTCCTGTTGATTCAGCAGGTATGGGTTTAGTTCTAATGCACAAGTCAATAGTTCCAGTACTTCGCAAGAAGTTCCCGGATCAATCTTTCTTTGCCGAGAAAGATCTAGGCAATGAAAAGTTTGTGGGTGAAGACATCATCTTCTTCCGTAAACTAAAGCAAGCCGGTATCAAAGTCTTTGCACACACCGGTGCATTGGCTCAACATATGAAGCGATTTAGTTTCGATGTGGCGTACTATGGTTTGTATTGGAAAGAATACGAACGGCAGATGCAAGCGAAGGCAGAAGCTGAGGAAACGGAAAAGGTAGATGAAGGAAATTAAAGAGATCGTAGTTGATCTCCTCAAAGCAAAAGATGCTTCACGAGGTCGATCATTACAGACTCAAGTCGGGCCATCAGAACTTGGTGGTTGTGCAAGAAAGGTTTGGTACAGGTTGAATCAACAACCTGAAACCAATAACAACGAGTTGAAACTCGCTGCAATTATGGGTACTGCAATCCACGGAGCCATCGAAGAGGCAATCGAACTTGCAGATCCAGAACACAAAGAGTATCTCGTTGAGCAAGAGGTCGAAGCATTTGGGATTAAAGCCCATGTCGATCTTTATGTCCGATCTACTGGTGCAGTTGTGGATTGGAAGAGTGTTAAGTCAAAGAACCTTAATTACTTTCCATCAAAGCAACAGCGTTGGCAGGTTCAAGTTTATGGTTTACTTCTTTCCGAATCGGGATTTGAAGTCAATACTGTAAACCTCGTAGCAATTCCTAGAGATGGGGATGAACGAGACATCAAGGTTCACTCAGAACCATACGACAGATCAGTAGCAGAAGAAGCTCTTGAGTGGTTGCAAGCAATCAAGAACTCTGCTGAAGCACCAGCACCCGGAAAGGATGCTAGTTACTGCCAGTTCTACTGCAAGTACTTTGATGCAAGCGGTGAGCTTGGTTGTTCTGGTCTAAAAAAAACTGGAATCACTCCGTCAGAAGTTCTGATTGATGATCCCAACATTGACTCCAACGCCTTGGAGTACCTACAAATCAACAACGAGTTGAAGAAACTCGAAGCGAAATCCGATGAACTCAAATCTTCTCTTGAGGGTGTCTTTGGTCGTACATTGTCCGGTGTAGAAATTAACTGGACAACTGTGGCTCCACGCCAAACGATTGATGAAAGTGAAGTGCTTGCTAAATTGGGTTTCGTTCCAAAGAAGACAGCCGGAAAAGAATCAGTACGGTTGTCGATCAAACACACGGAGGTAAAGTAATGGCCGAACTCGGCTTTCAAGTATCAACAAAGACAGCAGATGGAACCATCTTTGTCATTGCTGATGCAACATACACAGGCTTTGCACAGAAGTTAGCAGAAGCCTTGGATCCTGCTGGTGCAGATGCTGTACTAAATGCGATGCAGACAGCGTTTGCAGGACAGCCAATGAATACTGCACAGATCGCCCAAGCATTGGGTGGAACTGTGATCTCAACAGATAAATGGGGTGGTGCTGCTAATCAGGTAGCCTCAGCCCCTGCTTCTGGCCCTGTTTGTAAGCATGGAGAACCAGCAAAGTTAGTTCCTGCTGGTGTATCTAAATCAAGTGGAAAGCCTTATCGTGCTTTCTATGCTTGCCAACGACCACAGGGTCAGCAATGCGACTACAGAGCCAACGCTTCTTAGCTCAGTTGGTGGAGCCGGGTACACCAAAGTACCCGGCATTCACCGGCAAAGAACCCTGTGCCTCCATCGGATCAGAGATGTTCTGTACCGATGAGAAAGACTTCAGTCACTATGAAGTTCTTCGAGGTGTCTGTAGTCAATGTCCACTATTGAAGGCTTGCTTCAACTGGGCATTACATAATGAAGACTTCCACTATTGGGGAGGATCTTCTGCACATGATCGAAAACATATTCGTAGGATTTACAATATCGAAAGAAAGCGAAGCATAGCCGCATAATGTTGAACCTACTTCAAGCAGTACACAGTACAAACTCATCAGCGAAACCATTGCCCGATGTGTGGGAATCATTGAAGAGCTATGGGATGAGGTTCCGTCAATCACAATTATGCCTAATCGCTGGGCAACCAAACTCCGGTAAGAGTCTTATGGCATTGGTCTACGCTCTCAAGAGTGGAGTACCAACGCTTTACTTCTCTGCCGATACGGATCCAATCACACAGATGTTTCGTACCGTTGCAGCTTTGAGTGGGATACCACAACAACAAGTAGAAACGAACCTAGATCAAGACTCACACTTCTTCGATCTGATGTTGCATGAGAAAGGCTCACATATTAGGTGGGTCTTTGATCCGTCACCCGACATCGATACGATTGAACTAGAGATCCTTGCCTATGGTGAGGTCTACGGCATGGCACCGGCACTTGTCGTGATAGATAACCTGATGAATTGCGTGTCCGTTACAGGGGAAGAATGGTCAGGCATAAGGGCAATCATGTCCGAACTTCATCATGTTGCTAGAAAGACAGGTGCCTGTGTCCTTGCTCTTACACATATGTCTGAGCAAAGAGATTACGAAGCAGACAAGCCAGCACCACGAAGAGCAATCTTGGGTAAGGCATCTCAGTTGCCTTCGATGATTCTGTCCATTGCAATGAACCCTGAATATGGGCAACTCAAAGTTGCCGCAGTCAAGAACCGATTCGGTGAACACTCAGCAGATGGCACTAAGTATGCAACGCTACTCATCGATCCATCGAGGGTACAGATTGCAGACGGAGATGCACAAGGTCGAGCTGATGTAAGACCGGGATTGATTTACTGGCGTGGACACGAAGCAATCTAGGGCTAATAAAAGAAAGGGTTCTCAATGGGAGACAGATCTCGTTGAGTATTTCCGATCATTGGAATTGATATCGGAGAGGTTACGACTCTCTGGTAATTATGACGAAGGGGATCTTTGGTTCTATGCCAATCAGATCTACTTCGTAGTAGAAGCAAAAAATGAAAAAGGTTTCAAGCCCGGGCCTTGGATGCAAGAAGCGGTGCTTGAAAGGGATAACTGGAAGAAGCGAAGAAAGAATGGCGGAAAGGTTGTTCCTCTGGTCATTGCCAAGCGTAGGCAAAGCAATGTCAGTAAAGCGTTTGTCATAATCCAACTAGACGAATTTATGGAGTTAATACAATGAATGAATCATTAGCGTTAATCTTGTCAGTAACGGCAGGTGTTGCCCTTTATCACTTCCTTGAGTGGGGCTATTACAAGATCGAAGATAAGTTCTATGAATGGAAACACGAAGAAGAGATCTCAAAATTTGAGGATTACATCAAGAGTCTTGAGAAGGTAGCCAAGACTCCTGTTAAGAAAACCGCAGCTAAGAAGAAGTAGAAACCATGGCTGCCGATGCAGAACTATTGAAGGCAGTCATTCGCCACTACGGTGGCGAGGTAAGAGATGGCTACTCCAGAGCAGTAAAGTGTTGTTTCCACGATGACACTAGAAGGTCGGCTGTTATGTCGACCGATGGAGAGAAGGCTGGTCTCTACTTCTGCCACACCTGTGGCATAGGTGGAGATGCATATTCGTTGTTGATGTGGAAAGAGGGAGTTGATTTTCGTGTTGCTATCGATAGAGCGGCTGACATTGCTAAACGATCTGGCTATGACTTATCACAAAAAGATAAGCGAAGAGACGGTGGCTTACTTACAGGGTCGAGGGTTCAGCAAAGAACTAGCCGAGGATCATCTACTCGGCACCGTACCAGTAGATTGTGATCCTAGCCATGTGCAATTTATCGGTTGGTTATCCATCCCATACAGAGTTGTCAATGGGGTGGCAGGATTCAAGTTCCGAAGAGTCGATGGATCTCCGGGCCCTAAATACATGGCTCCAATGCATCAGCCAGCAAGACTCTTCAATGCCATCGATCTACAGAAAGCTTCAGATGTTGTTGCAATCTGCGAAGGAGAACTCGATGCAGTTGTTGCCAGCCAACTGTTGCCTTCAGTTGGAGTACCGGGTGTCAAAGCTTGGCGACCACACTTCAACAGATTATTCGGAGGATACAAACGAGTACTTGTCCTTGCAGATAATGACGAAGGAAAGAAGGATGGTAGCAATCCGGGTATGGAACTCGCCGAAAAGGTTTTGCAAGAAGTCGAACACGCAGAGCTGATACCATTGCCACAAGGCTCTGATGTTAACTCTGTTGTATTAGAAGAAGGATTAGAAGGATTAAGAAAGAGGTTAGGGCTAGATGAGTGACAGCAGATATGAGGATGGCCTTGGAAAACCAAGAGACAATAGAGACTTTGACAAGATTATTGGAAAGTCATGGCCTAAAAGTAATAAGGGTAAGCAATCAACCTTCGGGCCTAGAGATAACAGTTCGAGTTCCGCCGATCCAGAGATGAACCAGTTTGTCACCGATGTCTGGGATATCATCGATGAGCTTGGAAATCTTCTGATAAGCAAGCAAAGGGATTATGGCCCCGGCAATATAAACAACGCATTCGGTGGCCCAATGAATGGTCTGCTTGTTCGTATGGGGGATAAGTTTGAACGCCTCAAGAATTTATTTATGTTCGGTAGCGGTAAGCCACAGCATGAACCAATCGAAGATTCATTCAAGGATCTAGCCAACTACGCCATCATTGCCATGATGGTTCAGCGTGGAAAGTGGCCAGCGAATAAGCAATGAAGAAACTATTATTTTTTTTAATTCCAATTCTTGTAATTACATCATTGTATTTAGCAGTTCGATTTATCATTGATGCAATACTAGAACTGGAAGATGGGGATTTACTCGATGAGTGATCGAGCTAAAGAACATCTCACCGATCTAATCAACATCTCTTCTCACACTATCCACCGCAGATTTGCTGGTTATGTAGAGCATAAAGATCTAGTTCAAGAGTTGAATGTCTATGTACTTCAACGACCGAAACTTGAAGAAGACCTTGATGCTTCTTACACAGTCAGCAAAGATGAAACTAAGTGGGTTGCCCGAAAGATTATGGCTAGGTTCCGCCGCCATATTGAAAAGTATTCTCGTAAAGAGAAGGCAACAATGCTTGGTTATTCAACAGGTGATGAGTTCTTCTACGACACCGCCAAGGTAGCAGAACTTCTCCCTGTTGCATTTCAGTTTGATACGAAGGGTGTTGTCCTTGTTGACAAGGTAGACGATGGGCAACCACGCAGATCACCGGCACCCAATGAAGGTGGAAATCTTCTTGCTATGGTGATCGACATTCGATCGGCACTTGAACTACTTGATAAAGATGAACAATACATACTTGATCTCAGATACGGAGCTTCCCCAATGACATTATCTGACATAGCAAAAGCGATGGGAGTTTCAGACTCCACAGTAGATCGCAGGATCCAGAGAATCTTACGAAAAATTATTGACCACCTTGGAGGGCCAACTCCGTGGGCGTAAAGATCAACCTCGAAAGATATGAGGTTGTGATGGCGGTGAATACAGCAGTAGAACGATATGTATCTACGATGAAGAATCAACAGATGAGAGGTCTTGGAGATCTCAACCCATGGCAGAGAATCCTTCTTGATGTCGATGGATGCGGAGCAGAAATCGCTGTCGCCAAATACTTAGGTGTCTATTGGTCTGGTGCATTCGGTCAAGGTGGGGTAGATATAGAACCAAACATAGATGTTAAATACACAAAGCATGAACAAGGTAGATTGCTTGTTAGACCTGAAGCTAAAGATGATGTTAAGTTCGTTCTTGTAAGAGGTGGAATGCCAGATTACGAGTTGATTGGCTGGATCATGGGTGCAGATGCAAAGAATCCTGAATGGTTAGATAAACCCGATTGGAAGAGACCTGAAATCTATTGCGTTCCTGAAGATAAGTTACGAAAATTCAGAGGTTATTATGGCTAGTTATGACTACGAGTGTCCAGGAGACGGAGAGATAATCACCATTGAAAGACCAATGTCTGAACCTGAAGGTGATTATGCTTGCCCAACTTGTGGATCAAAGTTAAGAAGAGTTTATTCTGCCAACCCTACGATCTTCAAAGCTACTGGCTTCTACTCCACAGATAACTTTAGGAAATAAAAGAGAAAGACCCTCGGCCTACAGTCCAAGGGTCTTTGGTCTCATCATATATGCCGCTGTCGGCATTGGCAAATTACCTGCCGTATTCGGCCTTCAAGTGTTTTCCACAATAAGGCCATGGCTTGGCACCACGATCTGCATAGATGTGAAGTGCAACATGGAACTGTTCTTTAAGGCTTGCCTTCTTTGGCGGAGTGCCGCTGTGGCCACCATGTGCAACCCAAGTTCTTGGGTATTCAATTTGGAATGCCCCTTGAAATTGTTTGCGAGTGCCGCTGACAGCATCAAGCCTTCCGGAACTCTCACACATGGCAAGTTTTTGCCAAGCTTTTGGAAGATCCGCAAGTGTCATTTCATACACAACCGGAACTTCTATCTTTTCGGTAATAACTACTTCCTTAACAGGTATCCCCTTCGGGGCTAGCATTACGCCAGCCCCGAAAGCGAATAGCCCGATTAACAGTCGAGCAATCATTTAACCTCACTTCCTAACATAATAGCCCCGAGCCAAATCAGAATCGGGATAATCACCAGCAGGGGGGAATCCTCTGCCAGTCCTAGCGGAATCGTGAAGAATGTAAGAAAGAATAGAAAGTATCCCAACTATTCCACCTCAATCGCTTCAATCTCCCAGCCGTCAGTCGGATTCTTGTAGCCCTCATAAAGCTTCAACGGATCTAACCAGTAGAAAACCTTGTCATCATTTGGCAAGGATTCAGTATCGCCTTCGTATCCCAAAGGCAGGATTCCGATTCGTCTAGTCTGCTTCTGTTCTTCGCCAGCGAATCGAATAACACAATCAAAGAATCTAGGAGAGTTCTTTACAGCCTTCTCCAAAGAATCTTCGTGCTTCTCAATGTCATTGAGAGTTCTTCTTGCAAAGCCAATCTTGTTTGCCAGTTCATCTTCTAAGGCAAAGTGAATCGGCTCACGAGAATAACCAACTTGTTCATAGTTAATGACAGACCAATCGGGGGCGTAGGTAAGTCCGTCTAATCGGTTTCCCTCTTGTTCGGTATCCCACTCCCACTCTCTGGTATCGGTGTCATAGGTCAGAATAAACGAGTGCTTAGACATTTATTTTCTCCCTTCGAGAATCAACTTCGTCAAAAGGTCAATGCTTTTTGATAGACCTTTATCCACCCACTCTGGAACATCTACGATTTCGTAGGCTATGTTTATGCAATCAATCATGTTTATTACTTCTTCTTCTGTATAGCCCAACATTAGATTCTCCCTTCTGCTAAAAGTCCATTGAGCAAATCTTCTATCTGCTCAAGCACAGCCTTATCTTCTTCTATGAACTTAGTGTTCGTAAGGTGATGGTGAAGGGTGTAATTCATAACCTTCGCCATTTCTTCTACCTGCTCTCTGCTATAACCCAACATCAGCGATACTCACAATCTCTGTCAGTAGTGCCACACGCAGGGCAGACAGCCATAAAGCAACCTTCTTCGTGTCCTTCAATGTCACAGTCAAGCCATGTCCATTCAGAAGGTGGCACACAGTCGAGTCCTGTATTAAAGCTTGTTTTCATACGACCACCGCTTCCTCTACTTCTACCTGACAACGGATCTGATTAAGGTCTATGCCGTAGAAGTCCTGAAGATTAGCGACCGCATTTGCTTCCGCTTGTTCTTCATTATCAGCATTTATTGTCGTATGAAGAGTGAAGTATGAAGCCGTAAAAGTCACATTGAATTGTGTATCCATTACGCCACCACCTTTTCTTCTGTCACAGGGAAGCCGTTTATCTCAACAATAACCAAGTCGTCACTTATGACTTCGTTTATCTGATTACTGTCAATCGTGCAGGATTCAACGAACCAATCGCTTTCATTACGAACCCATTCTTCCGCTTCCGGAATCGTGTTGAACTCTCTTTCCGTATAGGTCGAGTGTTCATTCATTAAGTTGCCGTTTATATCTCTGACTTCATACTTAACATGAATAGGCATTACTCCACCTCTTCCACTTCATAGATAGTCGTGTCTATTCCATAGTTTTTCTCATAGAAGTTAGGCAACTCTTCGCAAGATATGTCGCCTTCTTCTACTTGTTGAATCAGTTTCTTAGCGTGTTCAAGGTTGTCGGCATCAAAGCCCCACTTGTTGTCGTATTCCTCATGCACTCCGACTACGAATCTAGGCATTACGCCACCTCACAATCGTGTCCATAAGCCCATTCTTCGGCTTCGATTTCATTCAATAGGTCAAAGACCCTTGAGCATTCAATGCACTTAGCCTTCGTCTGAATCTTCATTAGGCGACCTCTTCCTCATCATCAACTAGACCCATGAAACCATTCTCAATGAGCCAATCGTTAATCGCTTCAGAGTTATCTTCGTATCCATATTGAAGGGTGAATAAAACATTCTTCTCAAAGTAATAGTTCAGAATCTCATCAAGATTCTTCTTCATTACATAAGAAGGGCAATCAGATTTAGAATCTACGATTCTGTCCTCAACTGTATCGAGAAACCATAGATCCAAAAGCACAGAAGATTCCTTGTGCTTAGCCGAGAAGTCACTTACACATTGACCCAAAGCTTTTATGTCAGCGACTTTCTCGCTTAACACGCTGTTTTCTTTATTCATTTTCTCTTTCTTTCTGTAGGTTGTTTGGTGTCCAAGACGAACACCCCACAGGGCAGGGAGAATCCCCCTGCCCCATAGGTCGCTAATCTTTTAATGCTGTTAGGTCAATCATTCGTGTCGCTGTTTTCGACTCTTCGCTGTTATCCCTGTCGGTAATCCACCACTCAAGACCTTGAAGCCTTCTGCTCAAGTCGTGATTCGCCAAAGGGTCGCTTGAATAAATCACGACCCAAGTCTTATGAACTGTCATTTCTCACCCCCTTCACACTTTTCGCATGAGCAATTAGCCCTACAGGTAGGGCAGTCGGTTTCGCAGTCACCCAAGTGGATAGTCGTCATGGTTGAACCTGCTTCAGAATCTCTTCGACCTTTTCTGAAGTTTCATAATCTCCGTCAAAGTCATAGTTGTTGATAGCGATTCGTAATGAATCCGCCAAAAGCAACGCTGTTTCCTTATTAAGAATCAAAGCCACGCTGTCGGCTTCGCTGTTATCGCTGTTATCGCTGTTATCGCTGTCGCCATTTTGACATTCACAGCCACAGCAGGTGCAGTCGCAGTCGTGTTTATTCGACTCTCCGCAGTCGTGGCATAGCCAGTTTGAGCATTTGCACTCATCACACATTAAGGGCATTACTTCCCCCCTTCTGACTCTGGAAAGTGGCATTCAATCATTGACCCCCAGCAGTAGCCGTCACCGACCCACCAAAGATTCCCGACCACATAGAAAAGACCAGCGACCAGCGAACCCCAAAACAAAAGGCGAACCCCGAACCTGACCCGATAAAAGGTTTTGGATCTCATAGCCCGAACTCTCTTTCCACTTCTAGAAGTTCGTCAATGAAGTCGGAAAGGTCGGAAGGTCGGTCGCTGTAAGCCGTCAAAGCTTCTCCCAGTTTTCCTAATTCCATGTATCCCAAGCCCTTAGAAGGGTCGGCATAGTCGGCAAGGCTTCCGATTCCCTGCTCTTCTGAGTATCCGATAAGGTCTAAGAAAACCCGAAAAGGCTTGAAGCCTTCACAGTTAGCAGACCATGAATAAAGCGACCGAATAGGGTCGCAGTAATCGGGGCAGGTATCAGACCAAGCCAAAGCCCCGTTTTCTTTTGCGTTCATGTTTTCTCTTTTCTGTAGGTGTTTTGCTTCTGCTTAAGGTTTCACCCTTAAACATTGAGCAAGGGGCAGACCTTGCGACCTGCCCCCCACTCAACGCCTAAGCGACTAGGGCTTCTATTCCTGCCCTGCTGTATGCCTTCACTAAGGCATTGAGTCGGGTCTTAGATAGTGGGGCATAGACCAGCACTTCCCCAGTTTCAGAATCTAGAAGCGTGACGAACTCTTTTGATGTTTTCATTACTCACCGACCTTCACTTCTGAATCGGCTTGAATCTGCTCAATGACTTTTGCGTGAAGTTCGTTTCGCATAGTTGCAAAAGCCCCTGAAGGCCAGCCAGCAGAAAAGACCCGATTCAATAGGGTCGAAAGTGAGTGAGAAGGGTTTATCTCAAAAGCCTTCTGAAGGTGTGCTTTTGCTTCCGCCATGTTTTCGGCTTCGTAGAAGTAAGCGGAAAGAATCGCTTCAATGTCTGCCGATTCACCGCAGACAGAAAAGAGATTCAGAAAAGCGATTCGGTCGGAATCGTCAGAGATTCCATAACCGACCGCCCCAAGTGCATAGTCACGAATAGTTAATGACTTCGTGATTCCATTGAAAGCGGTCTGAAGGTCTGCTTCTGCTATCGCTTGAGAATCAACGAAAGCGGAAAGAGCAGAATCAAAAGCGGTTTTCGCTTCTGAATGAGTGGGAAGTTTTGCGGTTTTGCTAGTCATGTTTTGCTTCTTTCTGTAGGTAAAGAGTGGGAGAGATTCCCACCCCCAAAGTCTGACAGAAAAGGGGGGCAGATTCAATCACCCAAAGCTTCTTTTCTAGATCCACAGAAAAGATTCTTACCCCCTGAAAAGTGGCGGTTTTCAATGGTTTTCTGAAGGTCTGATTCTCCAAAGATTCCGGAAGCCCCGACCGATTCCCAGAGATTCCGGCAAGGGGTCGGGGTCTGAAGCCCTGCCCCTAGACCCCAAAGCCCCAGCCCCTAAGCCCTGCCAAAAGCCCCAAGCCCTGCCCCTTTTGATGTCTGCCCCTGCCCCTGCCCTGACCCCCTGCCCCCTTAAAGGTTAGGCGGTTTTACAGGTAGGGAACTTTTCTAAATGCCTAGTCAGAAGCCCAAGTCATGCCCTGCCAGCCCCTAGAAAATCGGGTCAAAGCGGTAGCCGATAACATATATTATGTAAAGTAAGCCTTGCGACACGCCCCTAGTAGATTGACCCGAGTGCTTTAAGTGGCGGTGGGGCCCATGTATATGTACCCAGAAATAAATTTTTGATAGGATCAGGGGTTACAAAACCATTGATTTTAACTGCTTTTAGCTGCATTGGATAGACTGTGAGGTAAATCACACCCCTTAGGGTGGGATAAACACCCTTTATCCCGGCTTATACATAGTAGGAGGATAATTACCGACCAAGGTAATTAGACGACCTACACGCCCCTAGGGGGGCGTAGGGAGCTTCTAGCGACCGAAGACCCCCTAACACACTCATAGTTGAGTGTGGACAGGTCTGTCGTTTTCTGTATCCACAGGTTTATCCACAGACCGTGGATCCAATGAAAAGACACCGAGGAATCCAATGAATAAACGGCAAGAAGAAGCCGCCAAGACTAAAGCGAAGGTGCTTGGCTACATCACCCAAGGCTATACAGTCGAAGAAGCCATGAGGGCTGTCGGCAAATCGGTCAAACTCTGGGAGTACTACCGATCCACCGATAAAGAGTTCAAAGAGAACGCCGACAAAATTCGTGCCGCCAGAGTAACTAAGGGCCGTACCCAATCTGAGGAATCTCTCACCAAAGGTTTTCGTGATTTCCGCAAGGAGTACCTAGACTCCGAAACTTTCGACCACCAGATGAACATCATCGATCTACTGGAAGGTCGTGACCCAGCGTGGATCCACAGCTCCATGCAGTATGAAAAGGGTCGCCCCCAATATGTCTTGGTCAATGTTCCGCCTGAACACGCCAAGTCGATGACTACCTCGATTGACTACCCGGTCTATCGGATCTGTATGGATCCCAATGTCCGAATCATGATTGTCTCGAAGAGTCAACAAAAGGCAACAGAATTTATCTACGCCATCAAGCAAAGACTTACCCACCCCGGCTGGCAAAAGCTACAACTTGCCTACGCTGCTGGCTCTGGCTTCAAGTCCAAATCTGCTACATGGCAAGCAACACAAGTTTACCTCGGAGATGAACTCCGTGACTCCGATCAGAAAGACCCTACCCTTCAAGCCATTGGTATTGGAGGTCAGGTCTACGGTGCGAGAGCAGACCTGATTATTCTCGATGACTGCGTAACTATGAGTAACGCTCACGAGTATGAGAAACAGATTCGTTGGATCCAGCAAGAAGTTTTAACTCGTCTTGGGCCCACCGGAAAGCTTTTAGTTTTAGGAACCCGAGTGGATTCCATCGACTTGTATAGGGAACTCCGTAACGGAGAACGCTACCCAACAGGTCAATCTCCGTGGACATACCTAGCCATGCCGGCGGTTCTTGAGTTCGGTGAAAGCCCGAACGACTGGAAAACCCTCTGGCCAAAATCAGACCGCCCATGGCAAGGTTCCGAAGAAGAACCAGATGAGAGTGGTTTATATCCTCGCTGGGATGGACACCACCTTTCAATGCGTAGATCAGCTCTCGATCCAAAAACATGGTCGATGGTTTATCAGCAAGCAGATGTTGATGAAGATTCGACATTTAATGTCACCTGTGTAAAAGGCTCCGTAGATCGTATGAGAATGATTGGGCCTTTGGTTTCTGGAAACCCCGGACACCCAGAGGAGACAGAAGGATTTACCATCGTTGCAGGGCTTGACCCAGCAATCGTTGGTGATACAGCGGCCGTAGTAATGGCTATAGATCGCCGCCGTAAAAAGCGTTATGTACTTGATGCGGCAACTATTACTCGACCTTCGCCACAAGCGATCCGTGATCTCATCACAACATTTACTGATAAGTACAAACCTTCCGAATGGATGGTTGAACGAAACGCATTTCAGGGCTACCTGACACAAGATGAGAATCTACGGATGTGGTTAGCCAACCGTGGAGTGATGCTCCGGGAACATACAACATCTCGCAATAAGTGGGATGTCGGCTTCGGTGTGGCAGCTATGGCACCTCTCTTTGGATCAGCAGATCCTCAAGGGAAGCACCGTAGAGATAATCTAATTCACCTTCCATCGGATAGAAACGAAGGCGTTAGATTACTAATCGACCAACTTGTCACTTGGTCACCAGAGACAAAGAACAAAACCGACTTGGTTATGGCACTTTGGTTCTGTGAGATTCGTGCCAGAGAGATCTGTCAGTACGGAGATTACGGTGGCAAGTTTATGAGAAATGAGTTTTTAACTCGATCAGACCAGAATCGTCAGATGGTTGTAAACCTAGACGAGTGGGCTGCTAGTAGAAGAATCGGTTAAAGGAGACTAAATGCTTACTCCACAGGAAGTAGCAGCAAAGGTACAACGGCTAAAGCACCGTAACATGGATCGTGATCGCCGTATGTCCGATGTACTTGCTGTACGCCAAGGAAAGATGCAGGATGTTTTCTTTGGTCAATTCTCTGACGAATATCCAAAACCACTTATCGCAAACATGGTGGATATCGCAGCTCGTGACCTAGCGGAAGTCACAGCCCCACTCCCTGCAATCAACTGCTCTTCATCTAACATGACTAGCGACTCTGCAAGGCGTAAATCGGAGATCCGTACACGCATTGCAAACCATTACGCTAACAAATCAGACCTACAATTACAGTTCTATAAGGGTGCAGACTGGTATTACACCTATGGGTTCTGTGCAGGTATTGTTGATATTGACTTTGAAACCGATACTCCACGCATTCGTTTGCTCGATCCATTCGGTCTTTACTATGACAAGGATCGATTCGGCAATGTAACTTGCGTTTCTCAAACCATTATCATGGATGTTGAGTCGATTATCTACCAGTATCCAGAGCATACAAACAAGATTAAGCAGAAGTATCGTGGACAGAACGCCAATGTAGCGATGATTCGTTACCACGATAAGTACCAAGACATGATCTTTATCCCAGATCTTGACAATCTGGTTCTCTCAAATACCCCAAATGTCATCGGTCGAGTACTGGTTGACATTGCAGAACGCCCAACTGTTGATGGTCAAGCTCGTGGTCAGTTCGATGATGTGCTTCCAGTACAGATGGCTAAGGCTCGTTTTGCTCTTCTACAACTAGAAGCAGCGAAGAAATCAGTAGAAGCACCGATTGCTATCCCACCAGATGTCCAAGAATTTGCTCTTGGCCCTGATGCATTGCTTCGTTCTAACACTCCAGAAAGAATCCGCCGAGTTCCAATCGAACTTCCTAGCGGAGTATTCGCAGAATCATCTAATCTTGAACGAGAACTCCGTATGGGATCTCGTTATCCAGAAGGTCGTACAGGTCAGATCGATGCATCTATCGTTACTGGTCGTGGTGTACAGGCTCTTATGGGTGGTTTTGACTCACAGGTCAAGGCTGCACAAGCAGTATTCGCTAGATTCCTAATCAATCTCATCGGTATTGCATTTGAGGTAGACGAGAAAGTCTTCCCTAATGATCGAAAAGTTATTCGTGGAACCGATGACGGTACACCTTTCGAACTAAACTACACACCATCTCGTGACATCAAGGGTGATTACACCGTAGATGTTCAGTATGGTCTCATGGCTGGACTCGATCCTAATCGTGCAGCTATCTTCGGATTACAACTTCGTGGTGACAAACTCATCAGCCGTGATTTTCTACGCCGTAATCTTCCATTCTCTATTAATGTCACACAAGAAGAACAAAAGGTTGATATCGAAGATCTTCGTGACTCTCTACGCAACGCCGTATCGCAATATGCAACGGCTATTCCAATGCTTGCAACACAAGGTGGCGACCCAACAGAAGCGGTTAAACGAATCGCTGACATTATCCAAGGTCGTCAAAAGGGTGAAAGTTTGGAGCAGATTGTTTCTAAAGCATTTGCTCCGCAGGAACAGCCAGCGGCGACTGCGATGGCCCCCGGTGCTTCGCAACCATTACCCCCTGAAATGATGGGTATGGTTCCGGGAGCGGCCCCGGCCGCTGGCTCCCAAATGGTGGCTGGCCCCGGTCAGTTCTCAAGACGGACAGATCTAGCACAAGGCGGATCTCCGCAAATGTCACAACTATTAGCAGCCCTAACTGGGGCCGCTTAAACGAACAAGGAGGAAATATGTTCGGCACAAAGAAAGGCAAAGTTGCCCCAGCACCAGTTAAAGGCCCAATCAAGCCTACTGGAACACCAAAGGGCAAAGCTGCGATGCAGAATACTGGTAAGCCCGGTAAGCCAGCATCAGCAGGTGGAAAGAAAGTTAAGTAACTAACTTAGAAAGGTCGGGCTATGAATCACGATCAAGAGTTTGATGACATAGACGATATGTTTATCCTAGCCCGACCTGCTAAGAAGATAGATTTCCTTTACGCTTTTGTTGCATTGATGTACAACATCAGCGTTTCATTTACAGAATTTTTCTCTCTTCTCTCAAGAATCGTACATTCACATTCCGTGAACGAAGCAAAGAAGCGTTATATGTGGGAGAAGTTGTCCAAAGATATTGAAAAAATGGAGGCTAAGAAAGATGGCTGAGTACACAGGAAGACAAGCAGCTCAGTACATCCCGGGTGGAGCATACGGTGAGGGTTCAGAACTCATGGCATTGCAAACTGCACCGGGTGTAAACCTTGCAGCCTCTGAAGTTTCTGCTGAACAAATGGGTGCAGTTGCTAACGCTGTTCCAGTTCAGAGACCAACATTAAGTCTTACAACACCTAATCCAGACAAAGATGTTCCTATTACTGATGGTGCATCGTTTGGCCCGGGTCGTGGCCCTGAAGTTTTACCAACTCCACCTTTGGCACAAGACCCAACTGCTCAACTGATCATGTCGCTGGCAGAACTGTATCCAGATCCAGATCTCACTCGACTTGCCCAGCGAATTAAGGCAGAGGGTCGTGCTTAATGGCAGGAGTCGGCGGAGTTAAAGGTACAGGAAGTCTGCCGAGTGTAGTTGGAAACATTCCACTACCCGGAACTCCTGAATATGATGTTTACAGAAGGCAGCAAGAAAACCGCTACCTCAACCCACAATTTGCACAGCAAGTTGCTGGAATGGCAAAGGCATATCCAAATGCTTCGCCGGGTGTAGTTATAGGTCTTGCTAAATCTGGTGCAATTCCTTATGGAAACACAGCTACTGCTGCTGCAACCATGGATGGTGAAGCACTCATCGATCAACAGCGTGAAGCAGCTAAGGCTGCTGCTGCTAAGTTGCGTGAGCAGAACAAGACACCTAAGGGATCACCTGCCGACTTTCTTGCACCACTAACTCGTACAGCATTCATGCTTTTGTCTACACCGTTCGAAATGCTCGAAGCAAGCGTTCGTAATGCTGTAGCAGGTAGACCATTTTCAAATACTTTTGACGAGACACAAACTGGTCAAGCACTTAATCAGTTCTTTAGAACTGGTCGTGTTGATGTCGGTACTGGATTTCTTGGAACAGATCCAACCTCTGAAGTAGGTAAGGCTCTCCTTGCGGCAAAGATTGCTGCTGGCCCAAAGATGAAGGGTGGAGTTCCTTGGACTTATTCCACAGGACTTACTCAAGCACTATTTGACGATCCAGAAACTAAGGCTGCTAGAACTTTCCAAGCAGTATCTGGATTCGTACTTAACCTTGCTGCTGACCCATTGACTTATGTTCCGGGTGTTGGATTACTCAAGGTCGGTAAAGAAGC